CCTCAGGAATTTAGGTGCCCTATGCGTGCGCCCACAGAGCCACAGCCCTGGACCCGTCCCCTGGCGTGGTGTCACTAGATCCTTAATCTAATGAGATCCCAGTCATTGCAATGGGTTTGCCCTGCTGCTGGCCGCTGGAGCTGGAAGGAAGCACCCCCACCCCCCTCGATTTTTGGAAGGGGAGGGGGCATAGGGGGGTAGGCCGCCGGAACGCCCCGCGTATCTCCCTTTACAAATTTCTGCCAAAATACTCATTCCCCTCTAGAAGCCCCTACAAGGCCCCTCTAGATAGGCAAGAAGGGAATCCTAGTCACTCAACCACCCAAGCCCCTTCCAGGCCCTCCTAGGACCCTCTCAGCATCAATGCAGCAGATATGCATCAAGCTTGACAACAAGATGCTGTGCTGTGTAGACCATGTGGTGGGCCAGCGAGCTACGAACTCCTGACCCGTGACCAGTCCAACCGTTGATTGAACTGATGACTTCATCATGGCTACCCCAGGCAAGGCCTGAGGGATCTTTCATGACCCGTAAACCTGTACGGATCACAACAACAGTCTCTTGGGCCACCTACCAATCGCTGGTAGGTAAGAGTGACTTTGAGGGTCGAAGCTTAAGCAACCTGACGGCTTTTGTCTTGGAGTCCTACATCAAGAGCCCTCAGACCCCTTCCTGAGCTCCTTTAAGGCCTTTCTGATGCTCTGAGCAAGGGTTGTATTACCTTTAGCTTCTACGGCCCTTAGAGCGGCTTCTAGGGCCTGCTCACGTTGAGTTGGATTCATCTGTTAGGTAACGGGCAGTTATACGCATCTCATCAAAGAAACCTTGACCTGTTTCGGTGTAGACCCCTTGGGTTAGGGATGGGGGTGGGATCTCTTGTTGTTCAAACTGACGGATTGCTTGAGAAACAGTTGCTGATGTTTTAGCTGAGATGTATTGATCTTCCAACCAAACCAAGACACCATAGACTAGGTAGGCTAGTGGTTTAGGGAGTGGTTTAGAAAGTTGTCGGTAAAGTTGCTTGAACTCATTGAGGACAAGACGATCATGTATTTGGGAACTCATCGTCAAAGTCCAGGAGTTGATCTAGGAGCAACCAGATCTCTCGTTCAATGGAGGTCTTAAGTGCTGCGACGTTTTGAGGGCATGGGGAGAACTCACTGAGGGCTATTTCAATACCCCTTTCAATACAGACCTCTAGGATGCCGTGAGTCTTAACTTTCATGGGTGCTATCAGGCCACATGGCTGTGGTAATGGTTGGTAGCTCTTTAGTAAGGATCTGCTTACATTCAAGTGCTATGGTTTGGTGTTCCTTCTGAGTACCGTTAGCTGCTCGTAGGTCGATATAATGCAACCAGGATCTTACACTTCCTGCCATGTAGAGGCGGGTAGGAGTGCAGAGGGGGAGAACTTCCCTGGCACATTCTTTGGCTACGCCTAGATCAAGAAGGTTCTGGTAGGCCTTTAGGGAGGTGACTAGGGCATCAGCAGCAATAGCCTGACAATGATCAAGAGTGTCAGGGGAGAGATCATCGATGCTGTTCTGTCGGTTCTTGTTGTCCTGTCTACGGAACTCAGGGATCACTGGTCGAACAGTCACCTCTGCATAGCGTTGAGAGAACTCTTGGAAACAGAAAGATCTGTGTCTGAGGATCTGAGCTGCAATGGATCGGGTGGTGTTGATCTCCATCACCACATGGGCTAATTCGAATGGAGACCAGTGGTGATGTTGGATGAGGTATCGGATCAGTTTCTCACTGTCAGGGTTATCCTGATTTGAAGGGTTAGAGACTCTTGCACAGTAAGCAATAAGCTGTTCTGCTTTAGGAGTAACTGATACTAATGATACTGACATGTTATAAGATAAGGTGTATGACAGCTCAGGGTGAGGGTGATTGAGTCTTGGCTTACGCCAATCCTCAAACCCCACCAGCTTCGCTGTGTTCCTGGGGAGTCAGTCATCAGTCGTCAGGGCTACGCCCTTCCTCCTGTTGTCTTCCTCCTACGGAGGCCGGGGCCGGTAGGTTCTGTGTCTTCTAAAGGGAGGCCGGAAACCCTTTAGCGGGAGTGTTGCTAACTCACTCCTACGGTCAATTGTTAAAGGTTAAGTGGGTGCTAAGGAAGGGCCCCCTGTAGGTCGGGAGCCCCATCACCGCATATCCACACATGTCGCGTCTTGCAACGCTCAGGGGAGCACCACTTCCCCTGTAAACGTGGTTTATCAAAACTAGCGGCCCTTAGGAGTCCAGTCGTAGACTGGTTTATTGGCAGGTATTACGGTCTTGAAGCTCTTGCCCAATACCAGGGCATCGGTGGCCAGATGGGGATGGTCTTCAAAGGCTGTCATCATGGCCTGCCACTCCTCGTGCTTACGCAGGGCCTGGGCCTGGTAGGCAGATTGAGCCAGGGCATCGATGAACCACTTGACCCCTTGAGCAAGGGCGTCGATACGGTCATCGTGTTTGACGGCCCCCTTTTCCCGACACATACGGGACATCTGGTACATGAGCATGTACTCCAGACGTTTCTCCGGGGGAGAGTCAGGGTTGGACTTATAGTCGTAATCAAACACCTTAGGGTCAATGATCAGCTTGTGCTGATTCATGACAGGTTCTAGGGTGTCGATGATGCGTTCTTCTTTTCGAACTGTTGCTCTGACTTCTTCAATGTCGATTGGCACTTGCATCTGTATGGCGTGACGCTTAAACAATTCGCAGATCATGCCGTCTCCAAAGTTCGATTCAACTAGGAGCTTGCTGGCCTTATAACGCTTAGCAAGACGAATGATGTCAGACAGAGTATCGTCACTATAGCCATCACGGTAAGCCTTTAGATCTCGGATGAATACATAGCCATTAGCTTGAGAAAGGACACAGGCCACAGTTTCATCAGTGCCTCGTCCTGACGGATCGACCGATACAATCGTTTCATCGAATGGAACGATTCCTTCGTCAATGAACATGGGGCTATAGAACCGATCTCCAGGAAGGCCCACAGCAGGCAGTTCCTTAAGGCAATAGCGTATATCAGATGACCAAGCATACCGTTCTGCACATTCTTCCCCAATCGGGGTAACAATCAAATCCTGGAACTTGAGGGGGAACTTCTCCGCATCAGAGAGGGAGGTATCCAGCATGAACTGGAGCATGAAGTTGCTCCGGCCCATTGCTGCTTCCCGTTCGAGGAGATCGAAGTCGGTGAAGCGGCTATCGGTAGGAGCCCAGGGCTCTGCTCCGTTATCCATATCAGCCACCAGCTGAGGCGCTAAGAGGCCTTCGTAGCCCCTAGCCTCACGTGGGTACCTAGCAGGCCAAACAAAGGGCTTGTAGGACCTTTCAGCGAGCTTTCTGTAGATTGTGAATGTGGATTGCGGTGTGCCTAAAAATAGGATTCGACTGCTTTCATCTGGAGTCAGGATTGACTCTGCTTCAGTCACAAGTTGCAGCAGCTTTTCCCTCTGCATGTCAGTAGCAGAATTCAGTGGCACCTCAACGTCATCAAAGATCATTAAGTGAGCACGAGATCCAGTCATTTGACCTGTGATGCCCACCGACTTGACAGAGGGTGCTTGGTGAGGTTTTGCTGGTCCGACATCAAAAGAAATTCGAGACCACCGCTGATCTTCTGATTTTGGACCCAGGTGGTTAAGCCAGGAGATATCGAGAATGAGCTTCTGGCAGAAGATTGAAAAGTTGTCGGCTCTTTCCTTCGAGGCCGAGATCACCATGATCTTCTTGTCTGGATCATTGTAGAGAGTCCATAGCACAAAAGCTGCGGTAATCCAGGACTTACCAACACCACGGAAAGCACTGATCTGAAGACGCTTAGGACCATGCTGTAAATAATCAGCAATTGCCAGTTGTGCCCGTGTTGGCTTTGGGAGTCCTAGCTCCCTCCAGATCAGTGTCAGAAAGAGTTTGAACTCCTCTTTGAGTTTACGGTCTAGGTCATTAACATTCATAGGTGCTAATTAGCTGGCATCTGCTGCGAAGTAGCAGGAATGCCTAACTGCGAAGAATCCCAGCGAATGGAGGGAATGCCTAGGTTTTCCCAGAAAGGTTTCTGAGTCCTTGATGGTTGATTCTGTTGTTGTTGAATTTGCAGAGCTTGCTGCTGCTGTTGGGTAAGAGCTTTGTAAACCTGCTCAGCAAGCTGGGCACGCTTTTCTACGTGAGGAATACTAGGTCGAAAATATCCCTTGCCAGCAGCAGCTGATCCTGTGTAGTAATCTGCATATTTAGATGGTGAACCAGCCTTAGGAGCTGACTCGAAAACACGAGTCCAACCAATTAAACTTTGTCCAGGAGCTGGATCATGCTTTCCCGTATATTCATCAACAAAGTATTGAAGCTGCCATTGAGGTGTGTTTGGGTCAACACCTTGCTTTAAGGCTTGAGCCCTAGCATGGTCATAAGCAACACGCCTAATGCCAGTATATTGAGAAAGCCCTCTTCCAGCCCCTGAGTTTTGTTCTACCACATCTAGTTTGTCGAGGCCCTGTTTACCTGTTTCTACGATCCAAGAACCCAGCAAACCAGCAGCCTGCTGGGGTGTCATTTTGGGGATTCTCCCCCGACTCATCTTGGAAATAGTGTCTGAAGTAAGGGCCCCCCAGAGGTAACGCATATTTGGCGTTACCGCTAAAGTGGGGGCTGGCATTTTAGTACTTAACGGACGTAGACTTACCGATGCTGGTTGCAGTAACAGTATTGCCGCGAGCTACACAAGCGCTCAGGATATCAAGGACATCACCAACAGTATTAGCCGTGGTGATTGCTGCAAGAGCAGTGTCAGCAGTAGCATCAATTTGGGTTGCTGCCTCTCCTTCGTATTTGCACAAAGAGAGAGTAGAAGCAGGTTTAACGTTAACAGTAAATGCTTGAGCAGTCATGATCTTAGAAAACAATGGGAGTAGGAGTGTTGACACTTGTGATTACACCACTTGGGTTGTAAACACGAGTGTTAATTAAACGAAAGTAAAGACGGTATTTACCGCTTCGATACTGTTTATTTTCTTTTGGGAAAAACGCACCAACATCTGTAGTTGGCGTTAAAACTTGAGCTGTCATGAACTTAGGCAGTTCGAAGGTTCAGAAAGGCATCCAATGAGAGAGACCCTTTAGATAGATTGCACTCTTTGCAGGCTGTTACGCAGTTGTCTGCAGTTGTAGTCCCACCCTTACTTCTAGGGCGAACATGATCAATAGTTAAATCCTCTACTGATCCACAATAAACACAGCGATTTCCATCGCGCCTTTTAATATCATCTTTCCACATTCTCTTGGCATCACTGCTTCTGAACGTGAGGAGATCATGCATGAGGCTTCGGGGAGTGTCCATCGGTGGCTCATTGTGTCAATTATTTGAGTGTTGATTTACCGTTCTTGCCATTTCGGGCTCTATTTTTTGAGGGTGATTCAAGAACCATTCCACCACCTTTTGTATGGCTGAGGTCGCTACCGCCCTTACCGGCGATGCCCCTGCGCCTCCGCTCTGTCCAGCGTTCTTCTGACTTTTGTTTGACGCTAGGCTTCTTATTATATTTACGCTGGTAAGCGTTTTTCTTGGCCCTTAGTTTAGGGTTCTTTTTGTATGGGTTGTATTTAGCCATTGCTACACCTGAGGACTCATGTCTTCTAAAGTCAGCTCAGGGATCAGGCCAATAAGACCAGCAAGCGGGCTACCTTCAATTGCTACACCAGTAATGTCATTAGCTTTAAGCCAGTCAACAGCGGCTCGAAGGTCAGCTGTTGTTGCCTCACCAGATTTGATACGGCTTAAAAACTCTTTGGTGACAAGGGAATGTAGTTCACTAAACTGTTCCTCTGTAGCTCGTTGTTCGTTAGCCATTTCTCAATACAATCTGATCTAACTTATTTTCAATACGGATCATGTGATCCTCCATCTTTTGTAGAGCAGACGTAAGCTCATAACGTGGAACGTACTTTTCAGCTACTCGTAGCTCCATCTGATCAATCCGCCTATCAAGATCAGAGATCTTTGAACCGGTCTTAGAGGAAATAGCAGCCACACCACCACTTGCACCAATAATCAGCGAGACAACACCAGTAATAATTGCTTCAAGCATTGTCGTTCATGATTTTGATGAGCTTTTGGCTGTAAACTGGATCAGTTGCATAACCTTCTTTCTTAAGGAGGATTGCACACTCTTCTCTTGTCCTAGCCCGATTAACGCCCTTAAATCCCTTGTAATCCTTATACCACTGATTTACAAGATGGTTAACACAGTCAAAGGGGGTAGCAAAGTCCATGAAGGATGCCTTGATGATCACTGCACCCTTGCCATAGTCCTCCCAAGTTGTCTTAACAGTACCTGGGCCTTTGATACCAAAGAAATTATTTCTACCAGAGAGAATTGTCCCGCGAGCTGACTCAAGAGCCCACTGAGCTGCCACTACTTCAGGGAACTTAGCTCCAGCCTTAGCTGCACAAGCTTTGATGCCTGCCCAAGAGTTATCAAACTTTTGTTCACCTTTAACAGGGGCCTGTACGGCCCTCTGAGGCGTTCTCCAAAGCTTGACCCACTTCTGGTCATCAGCTAAGAAATAAGGCCCTAGAGAGTCTTCCAGAGCCCTTAGAGCTTCATCTTGATGTGGCAGACCCTTGTAGTTTTTAACAACGTCAAGGATGCTGATCATTGTTACCGCCCGCTGAGGATACGGCGAATAGCATCAATCTGATCATCCTCCTTACGAATAGGACGGAGACCATTAACCAGGGTGGCCAGCAACTGAACAACGCTATTAGATTTAAGTTTGCTGTTACCAATAACCTCACTGGTTAGGAACAACACAAAGAAAGCGATGGTTTCAATCGAAACCTTGGCGCCAAGAATGGTAAGCATGATTATTCTTCAGTAATAGGAGTGTTAATTTCGGGTTCAGGTACTACAACTTCCCAAACGTTGAATTCAGAGCCAGTGACATAAGCAGCAAGCTCCTCAGTGGACGCTGTGGCCTTCAAGAAGGCCTCTTTTTCGTTACTTAGGAGTCGTACTTCACCTCGACGGTTAAGGATGCTTTGAGGGGCTTCTACGCCTGTCTCAGAGAATCGTGTGATATACCAGTCAGTTTGAGAAAGCAGGGAGCCAGCGGTTTGTTTCACCTGGCCTACCCACTGTTCTACAAGTTGGACATGATCCTTAGGAATCCCTGTATCCCAATAGAACCGCTGATCTACCGGGATTGCATCAGGCTCTTCCGTGATCCCAATGGCTGCACGTTCTTCAGGTGAAGCAAGACGGAGCCAGTTGGCCGGATAAGATACTTGGTTGGTTGTAAATGGCACATCCAGTGCCAGGGGTTTTTCATTTAGAATAAACATATGTTCTCCGTTTTAGTCTTGTTCACTACTCACCTGGCGCGGGCGTAATTCAGGGGCGATTCGGCGAAGGCGATGTAGATATACGTCACCCCACTCACGTTGCTACCGTCCAAAAGCTGACGCAGCTTAAAACCGTTTGAAAGCAGATCCATCCAGCTAAAACCACTATCTTCAGCGCCGGAAAAATTTGCCGCAAGCCTATTGGTTGCCGTGTTGTAGTTGCTACGGGTAGCATCCAAAATATTCCAATATCCTCCACCACTTGGATCACTGCTTGAAGACTTAACCATAACCCACTTGGGTCGGAACCCGGTATAGACGAAAGGACCGTTTCCATCTGAACCATTCCCTACATAACTGCCAAAACTAGAGTACCCGACTACTGGGGCGAAGCAGTAGGCGACAGTTGCATAGTTGCCTGCCCACAGGGTTGCAGTTGCGGTAACAACTGAGCTGCTTACAGTGCTCCAACCAGAGCCTGTCGCGGCGTTTGTACTGTTCAACCAAAGATATTGGGCGCCTGTGCTTTTGTGATAAACCTGCCAGTTGCCGCTAGCACTGGTCGGCTTCATAAACACAAGCTCTGGGGCGACACCTAAACCATGACCCCAACTAAATGAGCTAGAAGAACTTGGTTGAGTAAATGTGCAGACTGAAAATCCCGCCGTCGGATTTGCTCTCAGACTCGCAGTGATGGAGCCTTGTGTGTTCGTGACCGTTGAGGTTCCTGCGTCCCAGGTCCAGGCAGCATACGTTTGAGAAGATGTATTGATGTTTCCTGTTCCCACGGCAAGTTCGCCGCTAAGGCTAAAACCATCGCTGTTGAAAGAAGTTAAACCGTTGCCAGCTGATTCGGTATATTCCGCGTACGTGTTGTTAGAAGTTAAGTGCTTGGTGACGCCACGAACTGAATCAAACAAAGCGTGCTGATAAGCCGTGCTACGGCATTTAATCCAAATAAAATCTGGGTTAAAACCTAAGCCAGTAATGCTTTGCGTGCTGCTATTGCCCG